TTCAAGCGGTTTCTTACATGAAGCGGAACGGTATGCCGACTGAGTCAATCGAGGCCGCGCTTGCGTGGAAGGCTGAGCGTGACGCCAACCGTAGGGCTCGAGCACCGCAGGCCGCACCGGCTCAACTCGACGATGGCTCCCTGGCTGACACGATCAGCGAGCACCGTGCGCTAGTCGGTCGGGCCCGCGGCGTCTGGCAAGCGGCCATGGAACAGGGCGACCCGAACCAAGGGAAGTACCAGTCAGCGTACAACGCCTCGCTCCGCTCGCTCGTGCAGCTCGAGGCCGAGCAGGAACGCCGCCTCATCCTGGCTAAGGACTACATCTCCTCGAAGGAAGCCGGCGAAGCGATGCGGGAACTGGCGTCGGGCGTGGTCAACCGTCTCGACAAACTCGCCCTCGACGTGGCGGAAGGATGTAACCCCGAGAACCCTGCGAAGGCCGTCAAGGTGCTCGAGGCATGGGTGCGCCGCGTGAAGGCCGAACTCTCCGCAGCCGATGAACAAGGCTGACCTGCTCCGCATCGGTCGGGACGTGCTCAAGCCATCAGACTCCGGCGACATCGTCGACTGGCTCGAGGACAATGTTCACGCCATCCCTGACTCCCCGATGCCCGGGCCGTTCCGATCAGAGCGGACGCCGTGGATCGCCGAAGCGCTGCGCATCGCCGCCGACCCTGAGACGCGACTGCTGACCATCCTCGCCAGCATCCAATCGGGCAAGTCACTCTTCGCTCGTCTGTTCACTTGCCACATCATCGCCAACGCCCCGGGCCCGACGATGGTGCTCCAGGCTACCGACCCCGAGGCCAAGGACTTCGCCCTGCGTTACCTGCGCCCAGTGTGGGCCAACTGTCCGCCGGTAAAGGAGCGCATCTCGCTCGACGACATGGACCGCTCGACGACGACGGACTTTGACCGCATGACGCTTTACTGCCGCGGCATCTGGAACGAAGCCAACCTTCAGCGCCTGTCCTTACGCTACACCATCGCAGACGAATGTTGGATGAGCCCGCCCGGCCACTTGGCCGAACTGAGCGCGCGCGTCACGGCGTTCGGCTGGATGGGCAAGCGCATCTTTATGTCGCAGGGCGGCAAGGCTGGGCAGGAGTTTCATCAGCTGCACGAGACCACCGACCAACGTGACTGGAACTTCCGCTGCCCCATAGAATCTTGCGGGCATCTTCAACCATGGGTCTGGGAGCAGATCAGATTCCCTGAGAACGCTAAGGTCAGCGGCTCATGGGACTTGCACCAGGTCAACGCCGGCACGACCTACGAGTGTGCCTCATGCCGCACGCTCCTGCCTGACACGAACGCCACGCGCATCGAGGCCAACTCCCGCGGCACGTTTATCGCCACCGCCGCGTCGGTCAACTCGGGCCACATCGGCCTACACTGGAACGCCCTTGCGACGATGAGCTGGGGCGAGCTGGGCGTGCTAATGCTCAAGGCCAAAGAGTCTGTGGACCAGTACGGCGACGATAACGCCCGGATGCAGTTCAAGCAGAAGCGGCTGGCGATGCCCTGGAGCGAAGAGGGTGGCGAAATGGTCAGCACGGTCGAGGCCGCCAACTACAAGATGGGCGACGCGTGGGACGCCGAGGCCATGATCTCGCCGAAGGGCCGGGTCATAGAGCAGACGGACGCACCGCAAGGCAGCATCCCTTTCCGCACGATGGGTTGTGACGTACAACGGGGACATTTTTGGGCAACGATTCGCAAGTGGAGTAAGACCGGGCACAGCCGCCTGATGGCCTTTGCCCGCATCGAGTCATGGGACAACGTCGAAGCCTTTGCTAAACAGCACGCCGTCCACCCGGCGATGGTCTTCGTCGACTCTGGCGACAACACGACCGAGGTCTACCGCGAGTGCGCCAAGCGGAACTGGAAAACGGCCAAGGGGTCGGGCTCCGAAGACTTCGCCGTGACCGACAAGGACGGGAAGACCAGCCGACGCTACTACTCCGAGAAGCAGGCGATCGTCGTCCCTGGCATCCCGCAGCGGGCCATCCTGGTCTCGCACTCCAACCTCGCCGGCAAAGACCTCCTGCACGGCCTCCGCGCCCGCAAGGTCTGGACGTTCGCCCTCGATGCCGACCTTGCCTACGTCGAGCAGCTGAACTCTGAGGTCCGCGTCAAAGACCGCCGGACTGGCAAGGCCCACTGGATACTTCCCCAGGGCAAGAAGGACAACCACGCCCTCGACTGTGAAATCCTCGCCCTGCTGGCCGCCGTCCGCTGGGGAATCGCTGGCCGCGAGACCACCGAGACCGACTTGACTTCCCAATGAGCCCGGGCAACCTATCAGCAAGGGACGCGGCGCCAATAGTTGCGGGAAGGAAGAAGCTCGTGGCGTGGGTTGGTCGTCGCGTCCCCCCTCTCGGCTTCCATTCTGGGCATATCTAAATGGCCTCTGGACTCTTCATCGGACTTACGGAGTGCGAACTCCTCGACATCAAAGCCAAGGCTGTAGCCATGATTACCGAGGGTAAGACGCTGATGTCCTACTCCGACTCTGGCTCCTCGGCCTCCAAGCAGTTTGCTCTGCCCCCCAAGGAGATGCTCTCGGAGGCGATGTTCGCCCTGAGCCGCCTCGATCCGCAGACCTACGGCAGGCGCACGACCGTCATCTCGACCTCCTGGTCTACGCGTCGCGACTAATCTATGGCCCCCCGCAAGACCAAAGTCCCCACTGTCAGCCTACGCAAGCCCGTCCTCAAGGCCGCGGCGGTTGCGCCTGCGCTCAAGCCACAGGCCGCCGTCATGGACACGCAGGGCAGCGGCTTCGGTGGCAGTTACTCCGGCTGGCAGAGCACGATGTTCTCGAACGCCCGCCGCGCCATCTTCGGTCAAGCACCGGGCGACCTCCGCCAAGACCTGACGCCGTGGAACCGTATGGCGATGATCCGCAAGTGCCGTTGGGCAGAGCGGAACAGTGGCCTCTTTAAACAGATTCTAAACGACATGGTGCTCTACTCCGTGGGCGATGGCATCAAGGCCCAGAGCCACGCGTCGACCCCTGAGATGCAAGAAGTCTACGAAGCCTACTTCGCAGAGCGTGCCAAGCGCATCGACATCACGAACCGTTTCTCTTTCTATCAAGCCCAGGCTATCCTCCTCCGCGGTATGATCCGTGACGGCGACTCCTTTGCCGCCAAGGTCCGCAACGCCCAGGGCGAAGCGAAGCTACAACTGATGGAAGCCCACCTCGTAGGCGACCCGCTCGACGAAGTGACGGTCATCCCGGGCATCCACGACGGTATCATCTACGGCCCCTATGGTGAATACACCGCGGTCAACGTCTACAAGTCGGACGGCAGCAACCGCCAGATTCTGGCTCAGTCGATGATGCACGTCGTCGACCATGAGTACGCCAGCGGATGCCGCGGCGTGCCGCTTCTGCAAACCAGCATTAACTCCATCCAAGACGAGATGGAGATTCTGGCCCTCGAGAAGCAGGCCGTGAAGGACAACGGTGACGTCGTTCGCACGATTCAGAAGCAGGGCGGCGTCCTCGATCAGGACACGGCCAACGAGCTGGGTGCGCTTAACGTCCCCTCGTACACCTCTATCGCCAACACGATGGGCGGCAAACTGCTGGTGCTCGACCAGGGCGAGTCGATGAACTCCTTCCAGAGCAACCGCCCCAACAGCACCTTCGTCGGCTTCCTCGCAGCGCTTGAACGCGACATCGCTCAAGGCGTCCTGCCTTACGAGTTTGTCGGCGACTCCTCCAAGTTAGGCGGCGCCACGGTCCGCTTGGTCACCGCCAAGGCGGCACGAATCTTCTCGAAGTACTCCGGCATTATCATCGAGCAGTTTTGCGTCCCGACTTGGGGCTACATCATCGGACAGGGCATCGCCGCCGGCGAAATCCCAGACGACCCGCATTGGAACCGCGTCTCCTGGACGACCCCGAAGTCTGTCACCGTCGACGCTGGCCGTGAAGCCGCGAACGATCGTGCCGATGTCGAGATGGGTCTGCTGTCCATGTCTGAGCTCTACGCCCAGCGCGGCCTAGACTTCCGCACCGAGATGGACAAGCGCGCCGCCGATATGGTGCATATCCAGAACCTCGCCAAGCAGTACGGCATTCCGTTCGAGCTGCTCTTCCGCCCGACCAATACCCCGATGGGCACGGTCGAGAGCGTCGACGAATCCGAAGACGAGCCGGCAGAAATGGAATAGCCCGAATCCAAAGACGAACCCAACTCCTAATTTCCCCATGCGTTTCCTCACCAACGGACTGTCAGGCCGCGAGCCCCTCCTCATCGACCCGGCCAAGGCCAAGGACCACGCTGTCCTGGCTGAGAAGTTCGGCTTTACGGATATGCTCGCCCAACTGTTCGGCGTGGCCCCGAAGCCCTACGTCACCGCGGACGGCATCGGCGTCATCCCGGTCGTCGGCGTGATCGGCAAAGGTCTGACCCCCATCGAGAAGATGATGGGCGCCGCTGACGTGGACGAACTCTCTGCCGCCGTCGACGCGTTCGCCATGAACCCCGATGTGACGCGTATCGCCCTGCAAGTCTCCTCCCCTGGTGGCACGGTCACCGGCATTGAGGAACTCGCCAACAAGGTGCGCAACCTTGAGAAGCCCACGATGGCTTACACTGATACCGAGATGGCCTCTGCGGCATACTGGGTCGCCTCCGCAGCTGACCGCGTCATCTCCTCCAAGTCTGCCACCGTCGGCTCGATCGGCGTCTACCTCGCCGTCCCTGACTATTCCGAAGCCGCCGCGATGGCTGGCATCAAGATGGTCGTCATCAAGTCGGGCAAGTTTAAGGGCGCCGGCATCGAAGGCACGTCCCTCGACGAAGGCCAGATGGCAAACCTACAGGCCAGCGTCGACGAGATCCACGGCGAGTTTAAGGCCGCCGTGCTGATGAAGCGCAAGATGGTGAAGGCCGAAGCCATGGAAGGCCAGACCTTCTCTGGTAAGCAGGCCGCCGCCCAGGGACTCGTGACCGGGCTGGCTGACTCCTTCTCCGAAGCCCTGCGGTCCTTCTAAGTTTCCAACCTCCGCAAACTCAAGATGACCATCGAAGAACAACTGCTCGAAGCCTCGGCTGCCCTCTCGGGCCTCACCG